TAATTGAGGTATTGCCTATGAATAGGATTGTAAATAAAATTGTATCTAAGTATCATTCTCGCAATCCAATAGATATAGCGCAAGGAATGAATATAAAAGTCGCTTATGCTGATTTAGGCGAAAACGTACACGGTTTTTACCAATATTATAAACGCGGAATGGTAATATATATTAACGATAGCCTTGATGAACATATGCAACTTCAAGTGTTACGACACGAAATAGGACACGCCGTGTTACATAGAAAAACTAATCGTATATTTATGGAGCGTTCAACTTTTCAAGTTCCCGATAAATATGAGAATGAGGCTGATTTGTTTGCGACTTTCCTCGCTATTTCTGATGATGATGTGTGTGAGTATATAAGCGACGGATATACAGTACAACAAATATCAAATATGACAGGTTGTAAAGAAAAATTTATTGAGCAGAGGATTAGAGATTATTGTGAGGGGTAATTATATGAAAAAATTAAAAATAACTTTCGAAGAAAACAATAAACCAAAAATCAAATATAAAAACTATCCTCGTATAGATGTTAATAAAATGTATTCAAATAGCGAAGATACTATCGAACAAATGCAGGTCGAACACATCAAAAAGATAAAAAAGAAAGTTCTATTACGCTATCTATTGCCTACGGTCATTGTTTCTGTTTTACTTATTTGCGGTTGTGCTACTTTATCTTTGTACTTGAATTATCGTGTTGCAGAAATATCCACAAATAGAGAAGCGATTGCAAAAAGAGCCGATGATTTAGCAAAAGAAGTCCGCACGTTAAAAGAAGGCAAAAAAACAGATTTGGAAGATAGACTTCAAAATCTAATTGACACAACAAAAGATAAAGAAAATTACGAAAATAATAATCAGCAAAATAATGACTTTAATAATACAAGGCTTTGTAGCGTTCCTGACTGCAATTACAGAGCTAACAAAGGTAGCTACTATTGTTCTATACACGAATGTTCACAATCCGGTTGTCACAATCAAAGAGCAAATGGTTTATCTTCATATTGTGTTGACCATAAATGCATTGTCTCTGATTGCAATAATGGTCGTAGCTTAAATAGTTTTTACTGTCTAATGCATTCAAACTGATTTCAACCGATTTTGTTGACATCAGCAAAATCGGTTAAAATAAAAAAATCTCCGACTGCTACCAACAGTCGGAGAATAAGATATAGAGTGTATTGCATATGATACACATATTCGCAAAATTATTGTATCATATACACTCTGTTTTTGCAATACCTAATTTTAAAAGGAGTGTATTAAAATGAAAAAGAGAAAAGACGGAAGATACTTAAAAGTCGTCACAATCAACGGTAAGAGATTATATTTTTACAGTAGCAAAACTACGGAGCAACAAGCTGAACGTGATATTAATCGTCAAATTCTTGCTTACACCCAACAAGAAGAAAGAGGTAAACTGTTTAGCGAAGTTGCAGAAGAATGGGAAGAAGAACATTTTCCTAAGATAGAGTATAATACCGCAAAAAGATATAAAATTTTACTTAGTCACGCAATAGAAGAATTTGATGATAGATATATCAAAGAAATACAGCCTATCGATATTGAGCAATATTTAGACTATTACGTAACAAGAGATTACGCAACAAAAACTATAAAAGACCAATTATCCATAGTCCGATTAGTTTTTAAATACGCCTATATAAAAGGTTATGTTGAAAATGACCCTACAAGATATATCAGTCCTCCGAAAGGCAAGTCAGCTATCAAACGACAACCTCTTACAGAAGAAGAAACCGAAGCAGTGAAAAATAGTCTAAATTGTTCTTTTGGTTTGTTTCCATATTTTTTGTTATACACCGGATTAAGAAAGGGCGAAGCTCTTGCTTTACAGTTTAAAGATATTGATTTCGATAATAAAGAAATTAATGTTTATAAATCTGTATATCATAAAAGCAACGTCCCTCATATTAAAGGCACTAAAACAGAAAACGGCACTCGCAAAGTGGTTTTGCTTGATGTATTAGCAGATAAACTTCCTAAAGGAAAAGATGAAAATTTTATATTTTCGATTGACGGTACAAAGCCGCTCGGTTATTCAGCTTTTCAACGCCGTTGGGATAAATATAAAAAAGAAACAGGACTTGATATAACAGCTCATCAGTTGCGTCATACTTACGCAACAATACTTTTTGAAGCAGGGATAGACGTAAAAGATGCTCAACATTTATTAGGGCATAGCGACATTTCGGTTACAAGAAATATTTATACACATATTCGTACAAATCACTTTAAAGAAACCGTGGAAATATTAAATACATTTATGAATTAGTCAAGCATTAGTCAGATATGTTCAGAAACCGCATATTCATTAAATATTTAAGGGGTTCGAATCCCTCCGGGCGTACCATAAGTTACAATATCCGAACCTCGGTTCGGATATTTTTTTGTTTTTCTATAAAAAACAATATTTTTTGCAAAAAAGTATTGACAAAACAATTTTAATGTGCTATCATATTATTTGTCGTCAGACATTAAAACTGAATATGCGTGATTAGCTCAGTTGGTAGAGCACCTGACTCTTAATCAGGGTGTCCAGGGTTCGAACCCCTGATCGCGT